CTCGTAACTCTAGTTCGTATACCGTCTCCGCGTACTCGGGTGTCTCGCTGAGCGCGTTGCTGGCCTCGACGAGGGCGTCGCGGAGGGGCGTCAAGGGGTTCTGGCATGGCCGTTCCCCTTCTCCTCGCACTCTCGGCAGCGCATCGTCTCCGGGTTGACCTCGGCCATGAATCGTCCCGGAAACACGGTTCGGCACTGCTGGCAGCGAACCGAGGTCGTCGCCCGTTGCCGCTCCCAGTCTACCGTTGGGCCGCCATACATCAGCGGCGTCCCGATGATTGGCATGTCAGTCCTCCTCCCGTCCAAGCTCATACCATGACACCGTGTTCTCGAAATCTTGCTGGACAGACCCCCTAATTAACTGGTCCCGTTCCTCGTCGGTCTCGCACTCCGCGAGTTCATCGTCGGGCACTCTGGTCCAGTGTGGCCGGCCACCCCCGGCATATCCATCCTCAACTTGCCACCGAATTCTCATGCCCCCTCCTCTATCCCGCCGAAGTCCTGCGACGCGGGGATGCGTGTGGACGGCGTTAACCCCATCTGCTGCATCGCAAGCTCGATGCCATAGCCCAGGCCAGCAAGATAGATAGTCAGCCCCATCTCCTCGCCGATCTGAGCGGTGATGCCGGGATGTTCCTCTAGCCACCGCACGAAGTGGGTGCGGGCGTGGTAGATGGTGAGCGGCTCATCGCTTCGTTCCGGTTGTTGGAGTAACTGCAAACTCGGCCCGTCAGTCATGGTGTCTCACTTTCCTGCTCATTTTGTACATGTAGCAGCAATTTCAGGAACCATTTACGATATAATTCTAACCGACAACTCTTCAAGTGGCTACGATCTAAGTCAGCCATCTCTATACATTGCCAGTCTAACTGACACTGCTGGATCTCCTCATCGGTCATGGGATGCCTCCAATCCGGTCCTCGCATACCAGAAAGTTGTCAAAGCCTCAAACATCCCTTCCCCGCGTTTCAGGTCTTTCTCTTCGCACTGCATCACCTTCGCGGCCTTGTCTAGCGTGGACACGAAGATGATGCCGCACTGGGCGTTCGGCAGACACAAGCCCCGCCGATAGGCTCCCAACTGCATAAAATGTGAATCATAGAGCTTCATGTCGGCCAGCGGCTTGTCGGTAGTCTTAATGTCGAGGACAAAACCACAATAAGGTTTACCCACTTTACCCCAACTCTGAGAGTGCAGATCTACCTTCCCCCCGAAACGATCAGTGGCGAAGGGGTGCTCGATCCGCCAATCCACAGAGCCAAGGTATTCCGCCTTGAGCGCCGCTTGCACAACATCGTAATATTCGACCCCCAGCGGTGTCACATCATCCCATCGCCCCTCAAACGCAGCCTGTATCCAGGCGTGAATCTGTGTGCCGCGCTCGCGGGCTTTGCGGGCCGTTTCCTTGGCGTCGGCCTTGATCCGCTTGATCCACGTCTTTTCCGATTCTCCATCGATGCGCGGAAGTGTAAGTGTCGCCAGCAACACCTGGTCCTCATTCCAATTATTCAGACCGTAGGCGTTGGCTTGTGATGTAATCGAACTGACGCCAGGAACCAAGAAAACGTTATCAGCCCTCAGCCGCTTCATATCGGCGACAGTGGTATTTCGTTCCTTGCCATGCCTGCCTATAATGGTGTAGACGGGCTTCTGCGTAAGCGAGTCGTAAAAATGACCACCTTCCGACGCGCATGGGGTCGTGATTAGTCCAGCCATCACGCGCCCATCCCAGGCTCATGCCCTTGTACTGCATCATCCCCATGGCCGCCGAAAATCTCCATATCCGTCACTGTCCAGTATTGGCCGTCCTGCTTATAGTGCAGGACCACGGGTTGACCAATTCGTTCACGCGCACCTTCGCCAATCTCCTTGTCAAACGTGCCGTAGGTCTGACCATTCATCACAATCCCGTACCTGGTCCATGCCTTATGTCCGGTTTTTCCCTCCTTGACCAGTACATCCACAATGACGCCCTCTACGGTCTGGACATCATCGACTGCCTGCTGCGTGGCAGGCAACTCCACCACTTCCCCAGTCTGCATATCCACCACCGCGCCCATTTCGTCGGGATCGTACACACCGCTCAAGATGTCCGGTGCAATCGCCTTGAGGCCATTGCTGACCGCTCGCCAGCGGAGCATGATCTTCGGGTAGGTGCTCCAGTTCCCACCCTTCTTAAGCAACCCAGCGCGGTCAGCGTCAGCCAGCGTGAACGTCTCAGTGTGGGTATCGCCGTTGGGATGCGTCAACGTGATTGTGGCCGACTTCTCGCTCGACTCTTGCCACTGCGCCCGGCCCCCGCGCTGTTTGAAGAGCGCCAGTTGCAGTTCGGCGGCGAGACAGGGCTTGCCTTGGATCACGTTGATAAGGCGGAGCGACTTCATGGGCGGAAGGCCAAGCTCTTGGCCGGTGAGGATGATCGCCACGGCTTGCGCGGGGGTTTTGATGGCGGAGGGGAGGAAGCCCGTGGTGACCAGCTCCTTCGCCAGTAGCATGAGTGATCGGTAGTCGTGATGCTGGGCCGCTATTGGGGCGGTCTCGCGTGTGGCAAGATCAGTGGTCATGTTGATCCTCCCTCTCTAGTCTTTACTATTCCTGCCTGCTAATCATCGTGCTAATACATACCGTTGTCTCTCTGACAACCGATTGTTCCGCCGAAACCACCTGCGAATCGAGACGACGAGTGGAAGCCGTGCCGCGCTGGTCATTGCCACTAATTGCGCATCTGGTAGAGCTAGATATTCTTGGATGTCAAGATGCCAATCTAGCAGTTGACTCTCCGCAATGTCGATGCACCAGTCCGCCATGTCGCCCATTATCGCTTTCCCCTCGCCTCCGGGTCCGCCATATTTTCCAGAAATTGTTTCGCCTCTTCATGTGTGAGCTTCAGGCTCTTGAGGAGCTTCAATAGGTTGAGAGGTGTGTTATGTTTGATTTGGGTTGCGCGTGATCCTCTAAAATTCACTGAGCGTTTCATCGCTCTCCCTCCGCCTCCATCCATCGCTTCGCTGCATCAATATCGTCCAAGTCCCGTATCTGCTCCCCCTCCTCGCCCTGCTCCTCTACCAGTAGCGCCAGGGCGTAGTAAGCCGCCGCCTCGTTCCAGCCGTCGCGCATGTCAATCGTTATCATAGTTCTCATCCTCATCAAGATCATCGAATGTGTCTACCGATTTACATTGTGGGCACAGATTGAACTGTATCTCATGCGTCGCTTTCTCACTAGCGGCATCCTCTTGGCTACACAGGCACTCAGGGGGATCACCCGTCCAGCCACATTCCGTACATTCAATCATCGTCGCGTTCTCCTTTCTGAAGATATATTACCCCTGCCAGATCACCTTGTCAAGTAAATTATTGCATCATAGTCTCAAGTGGGGCATCTTTTTTGTTTTTACGTTGTGGTTTTGCTGTTGTATTAGGCTAGAGGTGCTGATGATCTAAGGAACATGCGGCGACAGTGAAGGCGCTGCATTTATCTGATGACCCCTTCAACTCTATGATACTCTTCCATCCTCAACCTCCTGCGTCACGACGATGTGTCCTATCCTTCCCCACACCTTCGTTGTTCTCCCGTCCCACACAAATCCATCGTCACCATCAAAGGCATCTTGAAATGCCTTGAGTAGATTATCCCGATCTGGACGCCCTTGGTGGCGCTGGCCCTCCATCGCTCGGCGTTTCTTGTCCGACCAACTGGCGGGCATAGGAAGGATAAAGGTGACATGAAGTATGGGGGGCAAGGTGTACCGTAACCGCTTCGCTTCGCGCCGAATAGCGTCCTTAAAATGAAAATACCGCACAACGCAGGGGCGTCGTTTCCAACGATCGGCGCGAGTCATGCGGGGCGCTGGGCATGGAACGACATGAAAAATAAGATGGCCGCTCATCCCCGCTCCCGCTGCGCCAGCATCAGCAACCCATATCCTGCAATATCGAGGGCGGGATTCTCCCCGTCCCCCTGTTTGGCCGTCGCAATCCGCTTGAGCTTGTCCAGGATGCGCACCACCGCCAACAGATCATCGTACTGCTCCACGCGCACGCCATCCGGGTAGAGCAGCGCGAGGATTTTGGGGGCCACGCCAAACGAATCGCCGTATTGTTGCTGTTTGGTCGCGACGAGGTCCGCAACGTCAGCCGCTAGTCGCTGATACCGGTCCTGCGCCTTCACCGCATCGGTGGTATGGTACGTCACCTCT